TCGTGGCTCAGTCATCGACCAATCGTCGGGCGGGCGGGCAAACAATGGATCAGCCTGATTCCAGCCGTAACCACACCGACCGGGTGACAGTCATCCGGGAAGCGCGGTGGCTGGAGGAGAACAGCAGCGTGGTGAAGTCGATCCTGCGCAAGTACAGGACGTTCTCGGTTGGCCGCTTGCAGTACGTGCCGCGCACCAGCTCCGAGGAAGCTAACAAGGCAATCACGGCCTACGTGGAGCGATGGATGGCGAGCTGCGACCTGACCCGGCGCCATCACTTCCGGGTGCTGGCCGGGCTCGGTGTTACCTCGATGAAGCGGGACGGAGACATCGGTTACATCGTGTCCGAAGTACCGATGACGCCGCTGGACGAAATGCTGAAAATCAGCCCGATCCGGCTACAGGCCATCGAGGCTGACCGCATCGGCTCGATTCCAAACCGCAACGGGACGGACACGAAGCCATTCAAACCGCTCAAGCGGGGCGAACAAGACTTTTCCGGCGTCGTCATCGACTCGATGGGTAGGCCGATCCGATACCGGATTTACAACCGCAGCACGACCGGCGAAATGATGATGCCGGCGCTCGAAGTGCCAGCGCAGGAGTTCATGCACTTATTCGACCCCACCCGTCTTGACTCTTATCGGGGCTTCTCGGCGTTCGACGCAGCCATCACCGACATCAAAGACCTGCAAGAGATCCTCGCATGTGAGAAGATCTCAGTGAAGTACCTTTCTTCAATCAGCGGCGTCATCAACAATGCGGATGGCAGCGCGGATCAGGATGTTTCGCTTGATAGTACGCACGCAGACTACATGAGCGAAGCGGATCGGCTGAAAAAGGTGGAGCCGGGCGCCATCCAGTACCTTGCCGAGGGTGAATCGTTCAACCCAGTCGATTTCAACCGCCCTTCGCCGACCTTTAACGGGTTCTTGGACACTCTCGTTCGCTCGACCGGGCTGACCGTCGGGCTGCCATTCGGCTTTATCTATTCTTGGGCAGGACAGGGGACAGCCGTTCGGATGGAAGCCGCTCAAGCCGCGCGGGAGTTTGAGATGACACAGCTAACGCTGGAAGAGAAGTTCCTTTATCCGATCGTGATGCGCGTCATCGCTCGCGGTATCCAGCTAGGCCACCTGCCGGCTGTCGCGGACTTTGATGTCGGCGAGTGGCGCTTTCCGGCGAAGGTTACAGCCGACATCGGGCGCGAATCCAAGGCGCTCATCGACGAGACCATGGCCGGGATTATCAGCAAGACGCAGATCGCAGCGGATCGCGGCGAGGATCGCAACATCATTCGCAGCCTGCTACGCGCGGAAGCCATGGAGCTTGTCGAAGATGCGAAGATGGTACAAGAGGCATCTGGCGGCGTGCTGGATCTGCCAACTGCCATCTACATGCTAGAGCGGCGGGCACCTAATGCGCCAGCTATCCCGGCGCCAGCGGCTGCACCTGCGGATGACGTGCCAGAGATTGAGGACGAAGAGTCGCCAGAGGACGAAGCCGAGGACATTGCCGAGGATGAAGCCGAGGCTGGTAGCACTGATTGACATCGGTTTGGCGTGTATGCCAGTCACCGAAGAGATTCAGACATTCGCAGCGTTTCAGGGCAAGGTTTCAGGGAATACCATCATGGGTGTTTCGCTGATTCAAGAAGGCCCGGCGCTGGGCCATGGCGTTTACGTGGACAAGCGTTCGCTCAACAAGTTTAAGGCGCTGGCAATAGAGAAGGGCCGGGTAAAAGCAAAGCTCAATCACTTTTCCAGCGTCGAGGACACGGTGGGTTATTACGAAAACTTTCGGGTGAGCAAAGGTAAGCTTCTTGCCGATCTGACCTTGTTCGACGCACACAGCGGAAAAGAGATGCTCCTTGAAATGATCAATGAAATCCCGTCCGCTTTCGGCGTGAGCTTGATGTTTGCAGCAGATGCGCCAGAGTTGGACAAGGAGAGCGGCAACTACATGACCCGCCCACGCGGACTGTACTCGGCAGATTTTGTGGACACACCCGCAGCCAATGCGGATGGAGTGTTTTCGGCTGATCAGATTGACAGCGAGGAAATTGATATGCTTACCGAAAAAGCGGCTTCCACGCCAGAATCACAAGTCGATTTTTCCGCTATTATCGCGGAACAGTTTGCCGCGTTTACCGCTAAGTTCGATGCGGTGGCTACGCAATTCGCCGAAGACAATGCCAAGGTTCTCGCCGAGTGCGAACAACTCAAGGCCGACCTGAAAGCGTTGCAGGCTGGCAACAGCGACATCGAGCTGCAAGCTCGCCTCGCCGCCGCCGCTCCTGCTCCTGCTGCGTTTGCCGCTCCTATCAACGAGCCAGAGGTAAAAGTGCCGGCTATCTCCTACCACGAAGCCAAGAATCAAGCCATCGGCACTTCAACCGGTCTCGATCGCTTGAAAGCGGTTCGCGCGTTCACCGAAAAATTCCCAACCGAAGCGGCCTACGTTTCGGCCAACTCATAACAACTTTCTTCTAAGACCATGCCACAAGCCAATCTTCTCGACATTGCCAAACTCAACGGCTCCGACACCATCGTCGGGCTGATTGAGGAAACGCTGACCTACGCTCCCGAAGTTCAGATCCTGCCAGCTCGCACCATTCGCGGCACCAGTTACAAGATCGCTTCGCGCGTCTCGTACCCCGGCGTCGGCTTCCGCGCTGCCAACGAAGGCTCGACCCCGACGAAATCGGAGTTCGAGAATCAGCTCATTGAGTGCTACATCCTCAGCGGCGCCGTTCAGGCTGACGTTGCGGTCGCTCGCGCTTATGAGGACGGCGAACAAGCGTGGAAAGACGTTGAGTCTGTCGGCGTCATGAAACAGGCGCTGATTGAACTGGGTTCGCAGGTCATCTACGGAACCAGCGTTGATTCGAAGGGCTTTCCCGGCTTGCAGGCGATTCACACAGCGTTCAACGCTGGCTTGGTTGTGGATGCTGGCGGTACCACCGGCGACACTGCTTCTTCCGTTTACGGCATCAACACCGACACGCAAGGCGTGCAGCTCGTGTTCGGCTCCGGCACCACCTTTGAACTGGGTGAGTGGCGCATTGAAAACGTTGGCACCAGCACGGTCTATCCTGCGCACGTTGCCAACTTGACCGCGTGGGTCGGAATGCAGGTCGGCAGCAAGTACAGCGTTGGCCGCCTTAAAGACGCCACCGCTGACTCGGGCGCCGGCGTGACCGATGCCAAACTCGCCGAGTTGCTCAGCAAGTACCCAGTCGGCTACCGTCCAAACTACTGGCTGATGAATCGCCGCTCGGCGTTCCAGCTCCAGTCGAGCCGTTCCACCGCCTTCTCCGCTCTCGGCAGCAAGTCCGCCACCGGCGCCGAAGTTTTCGCTCCGTTGCCACTTGAGTCCAACGGTATCCCAATCGTCATCACCGACTCGATCGGCAACACCGAAGCTCTTACCGCTTAATCCTTAAAGAATCATTACCATGCCAAACGAATTTTCTCGTAACATTCAGGATGCCGACCTGACCAAGGCGCGGCTCCTGACCGCTTCAGACGGCAACGTCACTTCTCCCGATCTCGACCTCGGCACCAACTCTAAAGGGTTTTTCCCTGAAGAGCACGAGCTTGAGGTGCGCATCCCGGCGCTGACTTCTACCCAGTTGGCTTCCGGTGACGCCATCGCGGTGTTGGTTCAAGGCGGCGCCGCCGTCACGCCATCCACCAGCCTCGGGCTCTCGGCCACCTTGTCCGGCAGCGCCAGCGGCACGGTTGAAACCGCCTTCCGCTTCCGCCTTCCTGCCAACTGTCCGCGCTACGTGAACGTCAAGTTCACCAGCTCGGGCACATCCGGCGACATGAGCGCGGTGAGCGCCGCAGTCAAACTGCTCAGCTAGTTTTTGGTGTAGGTGTTGTCATCATCGTGGGCGGCTGACAGGCTTTCATGCTTGTCAGCCGCTTTTTTGTATGACCTACGCTCAACGCATCGCATCCGCTCATGGACGCATCCGCACCAAGTTCGGGACGGTATCAGACACGGCCATGCTCTACGTCTGGCACAATGG